TTTCCTGAGGAACTGTTTCAGCCTTATCTCAAGCTTCGAACATTTAAGATCCAGGAGCGAATATGCAGCCTTGATAGCTATATTGGTGGTAGCATTGGTATCTTTAAGCCCTGCGGTATTTAGACCCATGCCAAATCTATATATATTCTTTTCATCCAGCTCAAGCTTAGTCTGCCTTGCCTGATATGGTATATCTACCGTTCTGATTTCTACATCTCCATTTTCATCAACACCCACTATCTTCTTGGTTTTGATGTTGCGCTGCAACTCGCCAAGATTGTCACCCTGGAAGCCCTTTACTACATGTATGGGCATATCAAAATCAACCAAATTATTGGAAAGACTGCTTGCCATTAGGTCATAGTCATCTATCAGGTCCTTAACTGTCCTTACTCCGCTAAATTGCTTTTTATTATTGTCCAGCCTGAAGAATGGTATAAATCCATACCCGTCATAGTATGTATTGGGGTCTCCGTCCTCCTTGGACAATATATGTGGTTTTGGATTAATCTTCTCTGAGTTATCCAACTCAATCTTGCCATTATCGCTCTTAACATAATACCAGGTCTCATCCTTATCCCATACCTGTATGCGTTTTATTGTCTTGTGGCCTTTATCTATACGGTCTATGTACCACCATATTATGTGCTCACAGTTGCTGTCTGTATCTTTCGCGCGTATTTCTATTACGCCTATGGAATCAGCACATTCAAATGATGTTCTGTCTTCTGCATTTTTATAGGCATACATATATTCAAACCCTTTTGCCTGACATCCTGTCAATACTTCTGACAGCTCAGCCATAAAATCGTCATTATTATTGAAATATTTATCCAGTTCTTTCTGGAGTCCGGGTATATCGGACCTTACTATGCCTTTATCACCGGATAGTATATACTGAACCGCCTGGTCTACCAGTTCTGTAAAAAAAGGATGAGATATCCTGATATTGGTTCTAGTCTTGTCCTCTACCAGGTCGCCATTTTCATTGTAATAAAAAAGACGGTAACCCTTGATATCGTGGTCACCATCGTAGTAAGATTGTCCCTTTTTTGCAAACCTTTTCTTTTCAGAAGTCGCATCGTCATTAATAAACTGTTCTATCTCCTCAACTGTCAGCACTATTGCACCGCCTTTCCTGCTAGTATATCCAGCTTTTATTCTTTCTCCAGGCTTCCACTCCATACCTTAGGGCTGCCATGGCATCATCCATTATGGGTACCGGCTCATCCAGGTATTCACCTGTACGCTCGTCCTTTTTCCATTTCCACTGCTGTAATTCCTTGATGGTATTCACGCACTGAGGATGGACATATATGTGACGCTTAATAACTTTATCCTTACTTACTATACCTTTTAGCCAGTCAATCTGTGCTGTCTGATATTTCTTTTCGCCTTTGGTTTCCTTTTCTACTGCTCTTGCCCTAAATCCTGCTTTCTTCCACATAGCAATTCTGTCAGGCTCCGCTGAATCACAGTACATAGCCCTTGTTGTTGGTATCCCTTTTGCTATAGCCATAGGTATTATCTCAGCCGTGTCCATCTCGTGTACATATATCTCATCCAGTATGTATATATTGTCATCCTTTATGCCAAGAAGAAGTATTGCATTTGCGTGGTTGTAGCCAAAATCCTGCCCTATGGCTATATCGTCATAGTCATTAAGATTTAGTGATATATCCTTAATCTCCCAGTTGTGCAGAATTAGCCCACCTATTTCGCCCCACTCACCAAGTCCATATATCCTGTATCCCTCAGGGTCTACTTTCTTTCTCCTTTCCATTCGTGCCTTGTAGGCATCATCTATAAATCTGTTATCCAAATATGTGCTATGGTGCGTTAACACATTGTTGTCTGTCAAATCAAAAAATACCTTTTTTATCCAATGATTTTTGTTAACAGGATTAAAGGTCATTCTTATCTGATAAAACTGTCCCTCCGGGAGCTCTCCTCGTAATCTGTCGTCTATGATTTCAAGATCAGCCTGAGTAAACTCCGTAGCCTCCTCCATCCATATGTCAGTCAGCTTACCCTTGGGGAATGTTATAGACTTAAGCTTCTCTCTCTGTCTGTCATCATTCATTCCTCGAAATATTATCTGATTGCCATTTCCTTTAAAGGTCAACATCAGCGGAGACTTATTCACCTGCCAGTATTTTTCATATCTGTCGCCAAACATTCTATATACTGCTCCACTCAGTTCTGCAAATGTACTGTCACGGTTTGTTATATCAGACTTTCGCATAGCCACAAGATTCCTGCCTTTATCCTGCATCAGTCTTAATATATAATTCTGAGCGGTATCAACGCTCTTGCCTGAGCCGGCTGAACCTTTCATGACTACATATCTTTTTCGGCTAGTATCTACTTCCCTGAAACTGGGATTCATCTGAACTTTTATATTCAATCAGCACCACCACTGCCATAATCAATGTTAATATTCAGTTCCATATCTCCATCAACTTCCAGCTTGTCTTTCCATATTCCCAAATGCTTCCCGATCATTTCCAAGGCTTTCATCCTGTCACATAATCGAATTTCCCGCTCTGTTGCTTTTCCCTTGTCTGTATCAGTGGTCTTAACCTTTATGGATTGTATGCAAGCAAGGTCATCTGCTGTGGCAGTTTTCTTGATGCTGGCATCATCGGTGTTGATAAGTTCGTCAATATTTACAAAAGCAATCTTGGCCAGCTCCATAATTACCCTGTCCTGACTGATTCCTGTCCGCTTACTCCTTGCTGCCATAGCTCTGCTAATGCTTTCCAAAACTAAAGTTTTCTTAAGTAGTTGGCTACCCTGCTGTTCTGCCGTTTTTGGTGAAAAACCCGCACGAATAGCCGCTTGCGTCGCATTTAGGTCTATTAGATATTCTTCTACAAATCTCTGCTGTTTTTCAGTCAATTTCCGCGCCATTCGTACCACCTTTCTTTCATTTCTTCAAATATTTACTACAAAAAACCCTGAAAAGTGGAGGAAATATCCTTTCAGGGGTCAGATAATGGTATGTTATTATATGGCCTGCTGCCACCAATAATATTCTTATCTATGTTCGTGTTTTTCGTTATTTTCCAAATCGTCAAGTCTATGATTAATAACCTTAATCTGTTCTTCCACTACCGGCATCCTCCCGGCAAAATTGTTATGTTTTTCCACTTTTTTCTCCAGTTGCGCTATTCTATATGACATCAGTTTAAGGCCGCCCCAGCTTCCTACACAGGTGCCGGCAAAACTAACCACGGCCACTATAATCGTGCTCCAGTCCATTTGCTCCTCACTTTCTGGCTTCATACTTTGCTCTTTTTTCGCATAAGAAAAAGACGCTTTATAATATAAAACGTCTTTTCCGTGATTAATTGTTTTATGGGGATACGCGTCACAGCACCAATCACGTAGGGGGGAAATTTAGTTACTTTGACTTGTACTAATTATACCACCTTAAAATGTGAATTGTGTGAAATTTGATTTTTTGCTTAATATTAGCTTTTATCGTACGTGCTTTGTCCTTTTCTTTTTGCTCCACGCCTATACTCTGTACATGCTCTTGCAGGGCATGGTCGTGTATATCCCTCAATGTCGTTGTAGTTGCAAAAAAGTCCGCCTAAATTAGAATCATTACCCCTATATATACAGCTTGCACATTGCTTTTTCGTTGTATCCATTCTCCCTCCTAGTGCCTCTTCAGATATCGCTCCACAGTTTTTTCCGCTGTGGAGCGTTCACAATGCATCTTTGTACCTATTTCTGCCCACGTCATATTATCGATATATTTGAACGTAAACATCTGCCTGATTCGGCTATCTGATATTGTATTTATATATTCCATAATCTCGGCTTCTGCCGCGGCTGCTGCCGCCTGACGGTCCCTAATCAGTGCGTATTTTTTCCGTATTGCATTCCGTATTTTAGCCCGGCTTTCCTCGTCCTGACCACTAATATTGGCTGACGACTGAATGTATGGATGCTCGGTCATTGATGCCTGCACCTTGTCATGTACTATTGGCATATTGTCGTATAATGCCTGCATTTCATCTATGCGTTTTTGCAGGTCATCGATTTCGGTTTTAATATGTGTTAGCTGTGACAGCTGCTCCTTTGTCATATACACCCTCTCCTTTTTTCATTTATACGCCGATAATGTGCGCTGCTATCATGTCTGCAGTGTGCGTGTACAATACATTAGGATATTTATGTATTGCGTTTGTATATGCGGTCCACTCCTCTTTGGCTGTAAATGCGCCCATATGGTATCTGATGCAGGCTATTTCCTCTTCCGTCATACATATGTATTTTTGCGCGATAATGCAGCTCTTGTCCCCATGACCTGTAATAATTTGATTTTTATTCCACTTGTATTCATAGGCGCCTGTGGCTTCGCTGATTTTTGCGTAGCTGTCAATTTTGCAAATATCATGCAGCATACCCACTATAATGGGCGATTCCATGCGTTCCCATTCAAGATTTAATCGGTCTGTCATATCAAGCAGTGTTTTAGTGACCATATACGAATGGTCAAAAAGTGCGCCATCATACGACCCATGGTGGCTAATGCTTGCCGGTGCAGTGAAATATCCTGCTGCCGCCAAACAATCTACCATCGTAGATTTTTGGAATAGGCTTTTTGCTATGTTAATTCTTTCCTCGGTTGTCATAATAATCTCTCCTCTATTAATTAAATGGTAAATCATCCTCTATTCCATCCGGGATGCTCATGAATCCATCCGATGCAGGTCTTGGTCTGTCTTCTCCTTGACTGCTGCCGGAATTCTTTTTCTCAGCAAATTCCTGTTCTTCTACTACTACATCAGTGATATATACCTTGTTACCATCCTTGTTAGTATAGCTTCCAGTCTGGATATGTCCTGTAATGGCAATTTTTGTTCCCTGCTTTAAATACTTCTCAGCAAATTCTGCTGCACGTCCAAAAGCAACGCAACCAATAAAGTCTGCTGTAGCTCCGCCCTCCTGCTTATATCTTCTATCTACAGCCAGTGTGTATCTGGCTATGCAGGTCTGGTCCTGTCCCTGAGTCCATCTGATATCAGGGTCCCTGGTTAGTCTTCCCATCAATATTACTTTATTCATCTTAAGCCTCCTCTTCTTTTAGTGTCTGCATACGAAATGCCAAGGTTTCTGTGCCTATTTCGTTATATACCAAATCTATATCTGCAAGTGCGTCAACTGCTGCCTTTTCTTTGATGTATTTAATATTCCTTGTGTGGCACGAAAAGGACATTATATTGTTGCTCCACAGCATCCATTCTCCACGCTTGTATGGTGTATAATATGATACTTCGCCTTTTTCTTCTTCGATGTAATCCTGTCTAATCATTGAACTGTATATTGCATTAATTAGGTGCTTGCCACCCAGTTCGTCCTGATACATATGCTGAATTACACCGTCACGGGTGATTAGAATATGGGTTGATTCACAGGCTAATCCGGGAATGATATATATATTATCATTGTTGGGAATAGATTCAGGCATCTCCTGCTGTGCATCACAGCTTTTGCCATAGGTATATGCATACCCCGCTTCAGGAAATTCGCCAATTAACTCTATAAGTATTGCTCTTACCTTATTCGTCATATATTTTTCCATTACATGCATTATCCACATGCGGCCACTTATTACATATTCGTCTGCTATGTGACCTATGGTCAGCTCTTCATTCTTCCAGGCTGCTGTTGCCAGCTTCTTGAATACATTCGGATTAATAAACATCTCTTACTCCTTTCTCAGCTTCTCCAGCTGGCTTACGACTCGATTCATGTATGCTATACATATAGTTACCTTGTCTTCCGGCATGTCACTTTCTTCATGGTCCATCAATATTCTTCGTGTCTTAACTGCTGCTATAAGTATTTCATCTATATCACATTCTTTTGCCTCCAGTACGTCCTGTTTCGGCGGTTCCTCTAACACAGTTTCTTTCACTTCAGGTTTATCTAAAATCTCGGGAGCTTTGCTGTTTAAGCCATTTTTTGGAGTTTGGGACTCTGCTTTTTTGACTTTTGATTTCTTCTTTTTCTTCTTCGGAGCTTCTTCGTGTGGTTGCACCGGTGCAACTTGGACTTTTTGAGGACTCGCAGCCTTTGGAAATGATATACCATATAACATTTGCCATGCCTTTACCGTTTCTTCTTTGGTGAGGCCGCAGCCTGATGTAATTTCTCCTATTTCGTTCAAAAATTCATCCCATGTATATGTATTTCTCTCATTGGTCCTGACGCTTACAAGGCTTATACTCTCATTCTTTATGGTCATCATGTATCTGCCTAATCCCCGCACTCTAACGCTGTATAGCTTGCCGTCACCATTGGCCAAAACATCCATGATATCTCTTTTATCCGGATATGCGTCAGCTACGTCAATATATAGTTCAGGTTCATCTTCGAACAACTGATAAAGAGTCTTATACATATTGCTTTTTTCCATTGTATTCGGCTCCTCGCCCTCCAGATATACTTCTATGTCAGTAATCTTTTTTTCCTCGTCTATCTCTTCCTTGATACTCTGTATCTCGGATTTTGTATAATCCGGGGTTAATTCTCCTGTAATCTCTTCCGGTATGCTCAGCATCAACACCAGCTTTGCATATCCAAATCCCTTATATCTGTCTGTCAACTGATCTGAATATCCGTTTTCAGAGAAGCGGTCATTTATGTGGACAAACCTTGATACCTGAGATTTATCAAGCCCATATTCTGCCTGAGCAAATTCAGTTACACTGCTATATCCTGATTCT